AACCAGGCTAAAAATAACCCGACGTACAATATTATAAAACAACATTATTCACTGACAAACACTTCGAACGATCCGCTGTTGTAACATCGTTCCAAATCGTGATAAGTATGCATGTGCGGTGGTATTAATCCTTCTTTGTGATACGCCTCTATGATCAAAGCTTTAAACTTGCTAAATTCCCGATGTCCGTAGAAGTACATAAATCGTAACGCACATTGCACATTATCTGCTAATGCAACATCTGGTGGTACTGTGCTGCAAACATACCTACACATATTGTAAATACTCTCCATTCTCAACGTTGGTACCAATCTCCCATGCTCATCCAGTCTCGTCTTTCGTTTCAAAAATTCAAACTGCGTCGCAAACCTTATGGATGCTTTGTCTCCTTTAACTGGCGCTGTATATTCTAGGCCGTAAGGTCGAACTACGTTCATAATAGCTTCTGGATTAAACACTTGTAAAATCTGCTCATTTGAAGTATTAACATTGTCATCACCAAAAAATACTGATCGTATATATTTGTCATAATACATTAGTGATCTGTATTGTGGTGGAAATTTGCCTTTAGCAATAGATGGTTCCATGATTTTAACATAACAATACTTCAATAGTGCTTCATTTGCCAAGCAATTAATTTCCGGTGTTATTACACATCCTGACACAGTTGAATTGAATTTCTGAAATATCAGCTTTCCATAAATGATATAGGAATTGATAAAAGTTGAGAATATACACTTACGTGCCAATTGGTACTGATCTCCGTACCATGCATTTATAACATTACACACCATTGCCATCAGTTGTTTAGGCAATCTTGCGTCCCACTCTTTCCAGTCCCCATCGAAGCCCTGATCTCCAGCTTCTTCTAAATACTCCACCATTTGTTGCCACTGTGGTCCCTCACAATTTATGCCCAAGGCTGTACAATTTTCAAAGATATGAGTATGAAACCAGTGCAACCAAGTGCCAAAATATTTGCGACCCAGCAATGAAATTTCAAGTGGACTAGCCATAAATAATCTGGTTTTGCCTTCTCGGATCTTCTCTATGGATCTTAGTTCATCTTTTTTTGAACAACTCCAGACTACAAATGGTACTTCACCATTCATCATCATTGTTTCCATTGATTTCAATCTTTCTCTAAGCTCCACAGCCTCTACGCTGTTCTTGAACCTCCAGTGCAACTCCATATTGGTGTCTTCGTACTGTTCGAAATACGTTTTCTTGTCCTTGCCCTGTGTGTTATGCGGATAGCCAGCACTAGATGACATGTTCATTGATGGTAATGACTCGTAACCATTAAGCATTTCATATTCTGACAAGAGCCGCTTATCGCCTACCATAGGCAATCTTTTGTGCTTCTCGATAATATACTCTTCTACTTCATCTAACAGACCTTGTTCTAAATGATTCGATAAGACTCCATAGCTAGAGATACCTCGCAAGAATGGATCTACTCCTCCTTCTATTCTCTTGTCATGCATACACAACGCTGCTGGTTCAAATCCTGTATCCGGTAGATGTTCATGAATCAAGCTTTTTCTCAGTTCAGTAATTGCTGGTTGGTAAAAACCCTTTTCAGCTTCGCCTACCATGCCAAAATTTCCTGGCAAATTGCGGTCAGTTGGTCTCATTGGAATGTTTGGATCCTCAGCAGATTCGATTTCACCATACTTTTCTGCTTCCAGTTCATCCTGGAGCACAAATGTGGAGTAGCCACTTCCATCTGCTTTGTAACCGGCAACATGTATACCGTAAATGACAGGTCTGTTGTTTTCGACCTTTAACAGTATTGATCCACAATCGCCCTTGCTGGTATTACACACGTAACGCATTGATCTTGGTAGCATCAAACAATCTTCAGCAGTGTCATATACTTTATACAGAAACTGTTTTGCATATACATTAGCTTGAAAAGACTTATACACAAAACCATCTCTATAGTACACAAGCATCATGGTTTCCCTCTGCTTGGTCTCGTCTAGGCTCTTCAAAAAATACTTGCGAATGTTCTTACGTGGTGGAAATCCTACTCCGGCATTCACCAAACAGGCATCTCCTCTAAGATTTTTCACATTTCCTGTTGTTACAGTGACGACATGAACAGTTGGTTGTCCAGTGTTGTCAGGAAATGTGAATTCACATTCTAATGATGGTATCTGTTCCATGTCATTGCCTACTAGAAAGTGACGTGGTATCAAGATTTGAGTACCACCTATCGCAACACACTGCATTCTACGAGGCCTTCCATCCACAATCGCTCTGACATACCCCAAGTTCTTCTTGAGCATGCCAAGACATTCTTCGTCATCGAATTGCGCCTGTTTAAACTTGTTCTGTGTGGCTCTGATTTTGATTTTAGCCATATCGTAAGTCTTACTCTCAATATCGCCTACATTCAACTTGTTATCATAAGCTTTAATGAACACCAACTTGCTTGCTGCTTGTACTGATGAATCTGCCAAGATGTTCATAACGTCCTTTCGTTTTTCCATCATTTGTTCTCTCGTTTGCACTTTTGGAAGTCCCATGGCGTGGAATGACACCGCTGTTTCAGCGTCAAACTCACACTCATCTATGATGTTCTTACAATAATCAGCAGCTTCACGTTTCTTATAATAGTGATAGGCCAATCCAGCCAGCAGTGGAACTGAAAACGCTGTTGCCACTGTTGCAAGAGTTTTATAAGAAAACATTTCAGGAAGCTTTTGCATTGTATCCTGTACTGCACGCGTCCATCTACTCGCTACTCTTCGACACGTTCGTGCGGCATCGTCTGCCTTGTCTCGAAACAGATCGAACAATCTTGGTTCTGTGACGAACTGTTTTAAGATAGACATTCCATGAGCACTACAATATGGGCAATGCACGCAATAACATGATCTACACAAGACATTGTATTTGTATGTTAGCCCTCTGCATTTCACACATCGGTACATCTCATCATTGATGACTTCAAATTCTCCTTCTCCCTTCTTGGCGTACCTGTAGGTACCAGGAATGTTCCGTGTGACGACTGTTGTCTCTTGTTCTTCTCCACTTGTCTCTTCGTCGCTCAGTGCTTCTGATTCTCCAATGTGTTCGTGCACAAACCTAGTCTTATCATGTTTACACGTCAAACCATGGAAACTTGGACCCAATGGCGCAGGATTGATGTCGCGCTCTTGCATCGTGTTGTTCATTTGCATCACATTTCTAGCCAATTCTGGAATGTTTTTAAGCAGTTCTTCTTGCTCTTTAGCATGGTCTTCATATTTGCGCAATACAAAATTGAACAGCTCATTTACATTGAGGTCATTCCTGTCCCTTCCATCGATAGCTATTGGTATCTCTTGTCCCGTTACTGAATCCACCAATTTGAATCTCAGATTACTGAAATCTGGCAACTTAGCATTTGATGTTTTGGTCACTTCAAATACCAGATGTCTCCTTCGCAAGTATGCTTGGCGATCAGCAATGGTGCAATCCGTCATTGGAAAAGCCTTGTTGGTACATAGCAATACTAGCTTTGAATCAAATGTTGTTCCTTTCACACCAATAGACTTGTTATCAAGTGTAGCCATAGGTAATATAAATGGCATATTGGTGTTCAAATCGAACAATTCGATTATGTCAGCATTTTCCAAATTCTGATTAGCATCATCATAGACCACAGCAAACTGCTTGGTATAACCGTCCCAGTATTCAGTTGATGTCTTTCTGGTGTAAACTAGGTTAGATGTTCCTTCTCCATCGTGGGTCTGGGTGTAGATGTAGTCAGCTAGTGATGTAACAATAGATGATTTACCCACTCCTGTAGGTCCACTAAAACAGATCACATATGGGCATGCTCTTGCTTTGTTAGACTTTTTCACCACCGCCGCAAAATCCATCATTTGGTCCATTTCCTTACAGACTTTCATTGCATGTTGGTACAATTGGGTTCCTCCAAAATCTTTAACGCCTTGCAGAGATTTTAACAATTTTGGTACCAACTTCCTACCTTCCTTGGACAAGCGTTCGATATCATCAGTATGAGTATTGACGTAATCGAAGTCATCCTTGCCTTCATCAATAAGCTGTTGGCTCTCTTCCATCCATTGGGTCAGTTCTCCTTTAGTATCAAGATCTCTTTTAATCCAGCCCAACTTGCACATGAAATCTGAAATCATTGCTGGTAATGTTGAAACTAACCAAACAACAAACGATTTTACATTACGCACGTATACAGCGGTGGTATTGCTGTGGTTCATGTACTTTACAATGTCATCATAAGTGGTATTGATATTGATCATACCAAGGGCTTCCTTCACAAAGTGTATAAGCCCTACTCCCTTGGCTTTGAAGATGTTTAAAAACTTCTCAATTCCCCCTCCTTCTATCAAAAATTCAGCTTCACCTACTTGTTGATCTTCGGAGGTAGTCAAATTGCCTACCAGTGTGACAATGGTATCGTTAACATATAGTTTTGCTGTTCTCGCCACATATGTCACAACTCGCACAATGATAGAACTTATGTCATATAACATTGTACCCCAAGAATATTCAGGGTAACTCATGCCAACAGAGAATAGTTTTATCATATCACTAACGATGATAGCACCGTCAATGCCCAATATGGCTTTGTCGACATTGTTTACTTCCATTTTAGTTTTCAATGACTCTGATATGGCACGAGTATTCTGTGCTATAATCTCCCCGGTACGTGTAACAGTCTCACATGCTTCACTAAACTTGCTGGTCGCAGATCTTAGCGACATTGGAACCACATAATCCATTACTCTTGATGCCAGCATCTGTGCTTCACCGATCATAACTTTCTTGTCTCGCGCTGCTCTAATGCGCAGTGTTTTAACTTTATTTCCATTGGTTGGATTCTTGAAGCTTTTGATGGTTCCCTTAGTCTTTCCAACGAACTGCAATTTCGGATCCACTGTAGCAAATGGCAGATGTGGTGTCACTTTTTCTTCGTGTTCTTCATTCCACTCAATTTCAGCTTGTATTTCAGGGTCATCAAAAAAAGGACCCTGGATAGCTAACACCTCAAATCTATTAAAAACAGTGGTTTGTTGTTCTTTTTCTTTCAGAAATTTACGATATTGAGGTGTAGGATTGGTAACTGGTTTCTTTGGTGGAGGCGGTGGCAGTGGATTTGACTGGTGTCTTATACCATCACCACGCTTATGAGTATTCATCAATCCCCGCTTTCGCTTGTTCCACAAAACATCCGAGTGGATAACTTTTGATGGTACATCACGCTTTCCAATGTGTACATAGCGTTTTGAAGTGTCAATTGGTTGTCCTCTAGATGGTTCTATGACAATTATTGGTATGTTTACAGGATTTGGTTTTATCAGTTTAACAAATTTACTTGAGCGTTTTGTCAACAACATGTGGTTGTAGGCTGGAAAATGATAGTCATATGCCTCCCTAGTGGAAACCATACGGCTAAAATCCGGGTCTACAACTTTTGGCTTGCGCAGTCTTTGCACTTTTCCTCCCACAACGACTTGTTTGACGTCGTTAGTGTAATATCTGCGCTGATAATAATACTGAGAATCCTCGTTAGTGTCCTCAGTTATCACAATAGACTTTTCCCCCAAACTAATCGTTTTCGCTTCATCATTTTGAGTGTTAATCAAATTTGTGCCAAACTTATTACAGTTTGATTTATTATTTTGAATAGTACTCATTTTATTTTTGTTATATTTTTCGGATCTTTGCAAAATTATTTGCCCAAGCTTGT